AAGCATTGCCTAAAGATCAGTTTGTTGCTGAGAAGAAGGCAGTACAAGAAGCAGCTCAACGTCCTCGTGCCGCGGCTACCTTAGCCCCACAAACGGGTAATACGCCACTTGATAACGCGAATGCTTTTGCTTCTGGTATGACTGATGAGCAGAAGAAGGCATTGTGGGACGAGATGAACAACTACGCTAACTTCTAGGAGATAGGATGCTTTCAAAAAGACAGGCAAAATTCGCTCAGAACGTTGCAAAGCTTATAGCCTACTGTGACTCTATCGGAAAGCCTTGCACGCTTGGTGAGGCATATATAACACCAGAACAGGCAGATATCTATGCTAAACAGGGTATCGGTATCAAGAACAATAGACACACGCAGCGCTTGGCAATAGACCTTAACGGCTTCAATTCAAATTATGAATATCAAGGATCGAAAGAATTTTATCAACCTCTTGGCGATTATTGGAAGTCTTTGCATCCCGCAAATAGATGGGGTGGAGATTTCAAAAAACTAGTCGATTCTAATCACTTTGAAATGATTGAGATAGATTAAGTTGCTTCTTTTTTCGCATCTTTCTATGGTGCGCCATATGAGAAGTTACATCAGGGAATAACATTAGGTTTTCAATAATGTTATTCCCTGTATTTTCATCAATATGATGAACTATTTCTTTTTTTGTAAGTTTTCTACCGATATGTTTTTCCATAATGAGGCGATGCTCATAGATACGTTTAATCTGTGTGCCCTTTTGTTCTTCCAGAGGCAGAGGAACTGAAACATATCCTTCTTTGCTTATAGTACGTTCTTTTACTGCGTCTTTCCAAGCGCACTTTGTTGAGCAGAAACGATATTCATGAGTTTTGTCTTGGCGTGCTAAGAACTCTCTCGAGCAAAAAGAGCAGTTTTTTACTACGCCGCGTTTTTTTCCAATTAACAACCAATGATGATGCGCACAAAGTCTTTTTGTGGTTGCTCTTCCTTCGCATCCTTCGACCGAACAAGGATAGAGTCCTTTTCTGCAAAGATGGTAGTGATGGTTTTTACAATAACCTTGCCCAAAATGTTTTTTACCACATCCTTCTATCGAACAAAAATGTTGATTTTTAAACTGCGTATCAGCTTGTTCTCTTGTTTTCCCTTTATACCAACCGCCCTTACACTTCATATTGCAAAAGAATTTCTTACATTTTCGTATGTTGCACAAGAGTTTTATTACTGTCTTGCCGCAGTATAGGCATTCCTTTTCTGTCCTCATACTTTTAAGATAGCAAAAGCAACTGAAGATGGGAATCTATTCGATGAATGACAATCCCTCGCTTTTTTTAGTTATTGCAATCTTATACATCGTGGTATATCTGACTGTGTAACGTAACGAGGAAGTCGTTCGCCTCTCCGTGTCGACCGGGTCAATGCCGGCGGACGTAATGTGCCATCGTCCAGCACAACTACGCGGCGTACGCGGTACTCGCCAGACCAAAGTCCATTTCTATAACTGTTAAGTCAAGGATGCCCTCATGGCATACGTAACTCCACAGTCGCTTCCATCGCCAGTTCAACAAGCATTTGATAACAAAATCTTGTCGACTCCGGTAGCGAACTATATCCACTCTGCATGTGCAGTAGAAAAGATACTTCCTCAAAACGCCGGCCCAATCCTTCGTATGAGAAGATACGACCCCCTAAACGCGGCACCTGTGCCATTAGGCGACACAGGAGTAACCCCTCCGTCACAAATGTTGACAGCTGTGAATATTGATGCCCGCCCTCAACTTTATGGTACATGGATCGGAATCACCGAGTCAGTCACGCTTAACAATACGGATCCGGTTTTAAATAATGCAGCTAGGAGATTAGGTGATGCGTTGAGACGCACAGAAGATCAATTGGTACGTGATTGCTTGCTTTCTACTGCCACTGTTATTAACTGTAATTCTGGCGCGAATGGTCAAAATCCTACGGAATTGACCCGTGTTGATATCGATGAAGTGGTAAAAACACTTATGGGTAACAACGCTGCGATGATCTCTGAAGGCATAACCGGAAGTTTGAAATTCGCGACAGCGCCTGTTCGCGATGCTTTTATAGGTTTTGCGCACACCGATCTTACGGGTTCACGTGGATTTGACCAAGTACAAGGCTTTATCCATAAAAACAATTACCCATCGTCAAAGAATGACTCTAAATACTCAGAATGGGGTTCAGTTGGCAATAGCCGCTATTTGGTATCAAGCGTCGGCAGCAAGATTGTAAATGGTGCTGGTGTTGGTGTTGATATGTACAACATTCCTATTGTTGGACAAGAAGCTTACGCCATGGTGCGTCAAGATGGCTACACGGCAAAATTCATCTATCTGCCTCCTCAATTCTCTGGCCCTCTTGCATTGACATGCACGCTCGGTTGGAAGATGCGTACGGTCAGCAAGATATTGAATGACCTCTGGTGCGCTGTTCTTCGTTGTACCTTAGCGTAATACTTTAAATTAAAGGATTAAAATTATGGAAAATCAAATGCAACAAGGTCGATTTACATCGAACGGTACTGCAAGAACTCTTGCAATTCGTTCCGATGTAGATTGGATCGAAATATGGAATGCCACCACAATGGCAGCTCCTGGTGCTGGAACGGGCGTTAAGTTCTTCTGGCAACGTGGCATGGCGAATGATACAGCAATTGAATATGTAAAAACTGCTGTTACTGGTGCCATTGCTCCTACAATAGTCGCAACAGGTGGTGTAAGTCTTACTAATACAACCGTTATGAGCGTGAGTGCTCCTATAGCTCTTACCGCAATTTCTAATGCACTTCCCGGAGTTGTTACCACAGGTGTTCCTTGGGGTATTACTCTCAATAATGGCGATGTCGTTAGATTGTTCTCGATAGTTGGTGGTAGACAGCTTGAATCGATAGATTTCCAAGTTGGTGGTGTTGTTCCTAATACAAGCTTCACCCTGGTAAACATGCCAGCCATTGTTGCTGTCGCTGCTCCAGGTGCTAACGCTGTATGGCGTAAAGTATCATTCGATTCGTACTTCTATCCTCGTTATCGCTACATCTGCCAAATTACCAATGCTGCTAATGCAGTTGTAACAACAACGGTCGATCATGGTTATACCATAGGCCAAGTCGTTCGTATGAACGTTCCTGAAGTCTTTGGTATGCGTGAAATGAATGGTCTTCAAGGCACCATTATTGCAACACCTACTCCTGCAACATTTACCTTGAATATCGATTCAACTGCATTCGCTGCATTCGCATTCCCATTAACTGCTATTGCTCCGTTCACTCCTGCAACAGTAGTTCCATTTGGTGATGCTGCTATGACTCCGTATGAATCAATTCTTACGGGTGCAACATTAAATACAGGCCTTATTGGCGTAACACTCGCAGCTGGCGTAAACAGCCCTGCTGGTGTTAACACGAACGTGATCTACTGGCGTGCCGGTACTTCATACATCGTTGATAACCAATAATTGAACTAATAAAGGGGGTCTTAATTGACCCCCTTTCTAACATCAGTATCAGTGATACTAAGGAGAAGAAGATGGCAGAAGTAATAAAGACAACTAAAAAAGTCAGTACCCCAGCTTATGAACGCGCAAAAGGTAACGAACTGGTACGTGGAATATTCCATTTCTGGGAAGTGCCAGGAGGTATCTTAGAGTTCAACTACAAGGGCAAATACAAAGGCGATCCTATGGAAGCCTGGGTGTTTAACGATGGCGAAGAACGTCGTATCCCCTTGCGTATAGCTCAACATCTTAATTCTTCGGGTAAAGTTCCTGAGTCAGAACACGTTCAAGGACCTGATAATAAGACACATGTGAAGATAGGTCGTGTCTATTCCCGTTACGGCTTTGAATCCCTTGAATTCTTACCAATAGAAGAAATTGGTGACTCTGATCCTGTCTCAACTCTGTATTCTGTTGAAACAGTGGTAAAATAAAAACGCTTCTCCCTTCCCCCATACTGGGATTTAGCTCTTTGGGTCAATGACCCTCCGCCCCTTGATTGATTTCTTGGGGCGGTTTTTCTGTAATAACACTTTGTGTTGGTAACACTTTTTATTACTTCTAACTTTATGCAGCGCTGTAGACTCCTGAATGTTTATAGGAGGAATTCTTCCGGAGGAAATTACTATGGCGCTTGGTGCATATGTCTATGACTATATTGGCTCGACATGGGGCGATGCAACTCTGCATACCATGACGGTACGGTTTCTTGATGAAATTGAACTTGAGAACGATTTCTATGATTTCATGATCGATACCAAGGCAGCAATCACTGTTGCTCAAGCACCTCTTATAGAGACACAACGTTATGACGTTCCTTATAGTGTTCCACTTCAAGAGCATCAACAACGTCATCAGGTCAAGTTCATTACGTATCTCACGCAAGCACAATTAGAAGCCATTATCGTCTAGGAGAGTCTATGCCAGCTTTAACCACGTTAGCTCAGATACAAACTAAGGTAAGAAGGCTTAGTCGTAGCCCGTCTGAAGCGCAACTCACGACAGATCAAATCAACGAGTACATAAACACCTTTGTTTTGTATGATCTACCAGCAAACATAAAGTTGGATTTTCTTTCAAAGACATTCACCTGGTGGACACAACCTAATGTCGATGCGTATGAGACCAATACACTCAACGTTCCTGAATTGGTTGATTTTAAGAATAGATACATCTGTATCGATCAGCCGGTCTATGTTAACGGTAACAAGGTGCTTTATACCCAATCGCGCGATCAGTTTTTCAGACTCTATCCCGGTGTTTTGCCACAAACTAACCAACAACTTTCAAATGGCACGCCAAACTATGCCGGTATTTTAACGACTTTTCCGGTAGAACGTGGTTCTGCAACCTTCTCCATGACCGATGCTAACGGTCGAGGTTATGAAGTGCATGATGATGGCGTTACCGGTGCTCTTATAGGAGATATCGCTCCTGGTGTTAATACCATTAACTATGCCACGGGAGCCTTTGATGTTACCTTTGCGGGAATTCCTGCCGCAAATACCTGGGTTCAATCAGCAGTATATGCATATACGCCTGGCGTGCCTGATACGATGCTCTTTTATGAGACAAAGTTCATACTCCGACCTATTCCAGATGCTGTGTACAAGGTCGTTATGAACGTGTATCTGCGTCCTACGGCATTTCTTGATGCTCCTGCTGATCCAAGTTTGCAATCGCCTGATCTCAAGGAATGGGCACAATACATCGCTATTGGTGCAGCGCGAAAGGTCTACGAAGATCGCTTTGACATGGAAAGTTCGGCAGCTCTTATGCCAATTTTCAAGGAACAAGAGAATCTGTGCCTTAGGCGTACTCTTTTACAGCACAGAGATCAACGAGCACAAACAATATTTAATGAAAGTAATTCTGCCGGTTATTGGTGGAATCGTTGGATATAAAAAGGAGATAAACAATGCCAGCTTATAATGACACTCCCCTAGCAGCGCAAAGAAAAAATGATTCTCAGCCTCTGATACAAACTAACTTTACTACCTTAAAGACCTACCTTGAACAAGACCATTCGATCATTACTGATTCAGGTAAGCACAAACAAGTTACCTTACCAGTTCTTGGTGCTGTTCCCGCAACGGTTAATGGTGAAGTTGCAATTTACACAAAAACAGTGGGTTCAAACACTGAACTTTTCTTCGTTCGTGACAATACGCCTCTCGTTGAAATTCCATTTACGGGAATAAATGCTGGTAACGCTACCTTGGGATATTCTTTGCTTCCTGGTGGTATTAAAATGCTGTGGGGTAGAGCAACTACGCCTGCAGGGGGACCTAATATAGGTTTGTTAACCGTAGCAACCGATCCTGCTATTATGGCTGGTTGGCCTGGCTTTACACAAAATCCTTCAGTACAAGTTACTTTGAGTTTCGCTGGTGGAGCACCCTTTATTCGTAATGCGTTTTTATATTCCACTAATTTGGCTAACTTTTCAGTGCAGACGACAAATACGAATACTGGAATAGCATTAAGTGCTACTTTTAACTATCTAGCTATAGGAATTTAACATGGCAGATAGGTATTTCATTGGGCCTAATGACGTAGGCCAACAAAACAACCTCAAGCCCTTTGCGATTCCTGATAATGCCTATGAATCTTTACGTAATGCCTATGTCTGGCGTGGGAGGGTTAGAAAGCGTTTTGGTGCTAAGCCTTTTAGTCCTGGAGCTAAGGCAGTAGTTGGTGCAGAACAGTTGCAATCGCGTTTACGTGTTCAACTCGCCGGTGCTGTAGCTGGCGACGCTTTTCATGGATTTGTCCCTCTTCTTTTGGGTGTGCCTGAAGTAACACCAGCAGTGGGACAGATGTTTTCTATCCTTGGAACTATGTTTACGGTGAATGTAGTAGGTGCTCCAATAGCCAATCTTATGCGTTCAGATGGTTCTGGTCTTGCTGCTACCTTTAACTTTGTAACTGGTGCTGTCGATATTCTGTTGCCTCCGGGAACAGTGCCTGGTGGAACGCTTGTCTATTACTATCCGTCACTGCCTGTTATGGGATTTACTGAATATGAACTTCATACTATCAACGACGAGCAAACTATAGCTTTTGATACCCGTTTTGCCTATACCGTAAACTTTAATGGATGGACTCGTGTTGGTACTGCTGTCTGGTCTGGTGGCAATTCTGACTTCTTCTGGTCGACTACCTGGCGCGGAGCTACTACCGCGGACAATCTACTTTTCACCTCTAACTTTGTAGCAACCGATGGTATTCGCTATTGGAACGGTGCTGCTTGGCTAGGAACTGCATGGGCTTATTTCGAAACAGCACATGGAGTATTTTTATACATAGATACAGCGCGTATTATTGTTCCTTTTGATGGTCGTCTGCTTTTAATGAACACGATTGAAGATGGTGTCCTCTATCAGAATCGTTGTCGATTCTCTTGGAAGGGAGACCCTACTCATACTAATGGTGCAGGCATTGAAGATGCGTTCCGTGAAGATGATCCAGCAATAGGGGCTGGATGGGAAGATGTGCCAGTACAAGAGGCTATTATTACCGTACAGTTTCTCAGAAATAGACTTATCGTATATTGTGAGCGATCCACATGGGAATTAGTGCCAACTGGCGTTGATATAAGGCCGTTTATCTGGCAACAACTCAATACTGAACTTGGTGCTGAATCTACTTTTAGCCAAATACCGTTTGACTCTGTCGTGCTTGGTGTTGGCAACGTGGGTATACATGCGTGCGATGGAAACGGAGTAAAACGGGTCGATCAGCAAATACCGGATGAGGTCTTTGAGATACATAATATAAATGATGGGCCTAATCGTGTCTGTGGTATACGAGACTTCTTTACTGAAATGGCGTATTGGACATTCCCGTCTAATGCTAATAAGGGTACGACAAGCCCTTATCCAGATAGATTGCTCGTGTTGAACTATATTACTGGTGCATGGGCATTTTTTGATGATTCAATTACCACTTTTGGGTATATTCAGAACAATATTAACAACAGTGATACCTGGGAAGCTGATTTCGGTCTTTGGATGGATGATAGTTCGACTTGGCAAACAGCAAACATTGCAGCTAAGGCACGCAATGTTATCGCCGGCAACCAAGAGGGTTATGTCTTTTTGGTTTTCTCTACCGAGACTACTAACTGTTTTTCTCTGCAGATCACTAACATCGCTACTAACTCAGTGTTTACCGTCATTGACCATAATTTGAAGCAAGGGGAGTTTATAAAGATCAATGATTGCACTGGCTTTACTACTTTCAATAACGCTATTCATATGGTTGAGTCTGTTGTTGATAGCAACACGTTCACTTTAGCTCCTATTGCTGTCGCAGGTTATACCGGTGGTGGGACTATTACCCGTGTATCAAAAATTGATATACTCACCAAACGCTTTAATTTCTATGGTGATAAGGGTATGAATATGGCGCTTACAAAGGTGGATTTCTTGGTGGACTCGACCGACAATGGTAAGTTGACGTTCGAATATCGTCTTTCTAATACACAGACTGACAATGTCGTAGCACCAGGGGCACTTTTAGGTACCAACGTACTTGAGACTTCTCCCTATGCATTAGTTCCTATGGAAGTAGATCAAGAGACGTTCTGGCACGCTATGTATCCACAAGCACAAGGTGAGTTTGTTCAGTTGCATTTAACATTGTCTGACCTGCAGATGCAACAATGGGAACTTGATGCTGGCGGCAAAAGAAAATTCGTTGCAGACAATGATTTTCAGTTGTCTGGCATAATGGCTCTCACTTCACCGTTAACGAGGTTCTAATGGCAAATCCATCATCATTTTTACCTACTCCTGGTACGCGAGACCTTGGCACTAAAGAACTGGATATGACAGCGCTTCGCCAAAGTGTTAATAACATGGCGATTATCGTTAACAGTAAAGATAGTGGCTATTATCCATTGTCTGAGTTCATGTCTGGACAGTCATGGTTTAAAGACCCAGCATTGAGTTCACAAAGTTCTAAGGCCCCTTCTTTGCGGCAAGGATTTCGTAAGGTTATTAATTTTGGCCCTCTTCCTGCTGCCGGTTCTACTCCTATTGCTCATGGTCTTAATTTTGCGGCTGGAAGTACATACATATTTACACGAATTTATGGTGCAGCAACGAATCCAACACTACCAAGGGCGATACCTATACCTTATGCTGCAATAGTGGCAGCAGATACTTTGCAATTAGAGGTTACTGCTACCGATGTAGTGATCACGACCGGTGGAACTAATTATTCTGCGTATACGAGATGTGTAGTGGTTATTGAATGGCTTCAAGCTTGAGGAGTACGACTATGTACAAGTATCTTTTGTTTTTCACGTTACCACTTTATGCAATGGCAGCACCTGATTCTCCGCAGACTTGCAGTCGGCAGACACCCAGAACACCGATTGACACGGCAGTTTGCTTGTCTTATTGTATTTTCGACCAAAAAGATGAACAATTCACCCTGATTTTCAGCCAAATACTCACAAAAGAGCATCGAAAGAACATTCCATTGGCGCATCTTAGGTGCCGTATGGTGCATTATCTTGAGGTGCTATCATCAAAGGGGTCTCCATGTTCTTCAGAAGGCTCTGGCCGCTCTTAGTTTCGTTTCAGCTCAATGCAATGCACGCAACGCTTCAGGTACCAACTCCTCCCACTGATATTGTCATATCAGATGAATTTGGTCCCGTAGATCGCTTCCATTTTTCACGACCGTCAACGCCACTTGTTGAAGATCCTTCTATAGTTGAAAAAGAACTTCACCAATGGGTTATACGTGAGTTAATGGAGAGGAATAAGGATTTACAAGAACAATTGAAATCTGCAAAGACAAAGTGGTACATCGCAGTTGCAGGTGTTGCTACTACGGTGATTCCTCTTGTTGTATGCTCGATCGAGCTTTATAACTCTACGCATGACTGCGATTAGTTCCTGAATATATCCCTTAGCCCTTCCCCCAGTAGACGAAGTACGCCGTAGTACGGTTTGGTACGGCAGCAATAATATATACTCATAGATTTATGTGCCGTCGTAGACTATCTCTGGTTAACCACCTTTTTTAGGAGTCGTACGATGAGTGTTAAAACATGGTTAATGGGCAAACCTGCCTATAACGAACAAATACCTCTTGGTTATAAACAAAACCAAATGGGTGCTATGGATCAAATGCTTGGTATGGGCATGCAAGGCCTGCAAAACCCAACTGCTGGATTTGAACCAATGCAACAAGAGACTATGCGTCAATTTCAACAAGGCTTACCAAGTCTTATGAGCCGTATAGGTGCTATTGGTGGTATGGGTGGAAATGCTGGTCATTCTAGTGCTTATGGTCAAGCAGGAACACAAGCATATGGCGATCTCATGACTCGTCTTAATGCACAAAAAGCTCAATGGGGACAAAATAACATTTCTAATTACATGAATATGATTAATCAAGGCATGACACCACAATACGAAAATATGTATCATCCTCGTCAACAAGGTTTT